TCTGCACTGCTACTGGCACATGCCCCGAACAACTTGTTAAACCTGAACAGGAGAAAAAATGATGCCTACTGTTGCCTACAAAACAAATAACCGCCTGACCGCCGAAGAGATTGAAGTGCGTGTCTGGGCTTTCGTGATTGTGGTGCTGGTCAGTATTCTGCTCGGAGCGATGGCAATGTTCCTTTACTCGGTGACCTACGTCACCCAACCCATGTCCGGCATGGCCCCAATCGACAAGATTTACACAAGTCAAATCTCAACCATCATGGTGTTCATCACAGGCGTTCTGGGTGGGGTAGCTGGCCGATCAGGGATCAAGGCCATTGCCAATGCAACCGCCAAGGCCGAAGCTAACGACAACGACGAGCCTCCCAAGCCATGAAAGGTTTACTCTCTGGATTGATTGCCCTGCTGCTGACTTTCGGTGGCGGGTATTTCTACGGCAAGTATGTCGAGAGAGAAGCCCAGCAGGTGGAAGTTGACCGTCTGAACACCGAAGCACGGGCCAAGGAGCAAGCTCTAGCCACTGCTGTAACCACCACTGCTGAAGCACTGAGGAAGACGAATGAAAAAGCCAAACTTGCTACAAAGCAGCGCGATGCTGCTATTGATTCTGGTGCTCTCAAGTTGCGCCTCAAAGCGTCCTGCCCCGTACCAGCCTCCCCAGATTCCGCCACTCCCACAGGAAATAGTGGAGGAGAAGCATCAGCCGAACTTGACCGAGAGACTGCTAAAGCTCTTGTCGCCATAACCGACGAAGGCAACCGAGCCATTGAAAAGCTCAACGCCTGCATATCTTTGTACAACCAAGCCCTTGAATCACAGAAGGAACTGAAATGACCCAATTGACCACCAACTTTTCCCTCCACGAACTGACCAAATCTGAGACCGCCCTGCGTCTGGACTTGGATAACACCCCCGGTGAAACAGAGACCGAAAACCTGCGCACCCTGTGCGAGATGGTGCTTCAACCGGTGCGCGACCACTATGGCAAGGGCGTGAAGGTGAACTCTGCCTATCGCAGTCCTGAGTCAAATGCAGCAGTGGGAGGATCAAAAACCAGTGACCATTGCAAGGGGATGGCAGCAGACATCGAGATTCCCGGCGTAGCGAACGCTGACTTAGCTCAGTGGATTATGGATAATCTGGACTACACCCAGTTGATTCTGGAGTTCTACACTCCGGGTATACCCGATAGCGGTTGGGTTCATGTGTCTTACGACCCAAATAACCTGAAGAAGCAGGAATTGACTGCTACCAAGGTAGCTGGTAAAACACAGTATCTTCCCGGCCTTGTAGCGTAACGATCATGCCACTGCAAAAAATAGTATTTAAACCCGGCGTAAATCGAGAAAACACTCGATATACAACTGAAGGGGGATGGTACGAAGCGGATAAAGTGCGTTTTCGCCAAGGCACGCCTGAAAAGATTGGTGGCTGGGTGCGTATTTCTTCAGCAATCTTTTTGGGAATCTGTAGATCAATAAAAAATTGGACCACACTGGGTTTTCAAAATCTTTTAGGTATTGGAACACATCTAAAGTTTTATATATCTAATGGGGGACAGTATTACGATATTACGCCGACCATCCCCGTTCACGTACTTACCGCGCCTTTTGCAACGGTCATCGGTTCTACCACCGTTACCGTTACAGATGCTGCCGGAGGGTATTCTGATGGAGATTTTGTAACTTTCACAGGGGCAACGGCGGTTGGGGGATTGACCATTTCTGGCGAATTTAAATTATCTTTCAGTAGTGGCACAACTTACACAATCACGGCAGCTTCTGCTGCCTCATCTACTGCCTCAGGGGGTGGAACCGTTTATGCGGTATATCAGGTGAGCGTAGGTCCTGAGACTGTTGCTGCAATAGTGGGCTGGGGTGCGGGCGCTTGGGGTGCAGGTACTTGGGGGACAGGAGGAACTTCCTCCGAAGCATTGCGAATTTGGAATCAGGCTAACTTTGGTGAGGACTTGATTTACGGTCCACGGGGCTCTCCTCTTTACTATTGGGACGCTACGATTGGATACATAGCCCCAACTATTACGCTAACAATTGCTACTCCTTGCGTGGTTTCAACCACGCTAAATCTCCCTGATTTAACAGCAATTGTTTTGGAAACCTCTGGTGCGTTGCCCACAGGGCTTTCAGTGGGCGTGACGTATTACACACGATACGTGTCGGCTACCACTTTTAATTTATCAACGACTCCCGCAGGAGCGCTGATCAATACTACTGGCAGTCAATCTGGCGTTCATAAAATATCGCAAAGAGGAGTTTTGCTGTCTTCTTTGAATGGAGCAACTGGCGTTCCCACGGCTCAAAATTATTTTCTTATATCAGATGCAAGTCGCTTCGTGCTTTGCTTTGGAACTAACGAAATTGGTTCTTCAACTGTTAGCCCTATGCTGGTGCGATGGTCCGATCAGGAGAACCCGGTTGACTGGACTCCTTCTGCTACCAATCAAGCAGGCAGCATTACCTTGTCTCGCGGCTCAGAAATCATCACAGCCATACAGACTAGGCAAGAAATTCTAATTTACACCAACATTGCTCTATATTCCTTCCAGTATCTGGGGCCTCCGTTTGTTTGGGGCTCACAGATACTTTCGGACAACATTTCGATCATCAGCCCTAATGCTGTTGCAACCGCTTCCGGTATTGTTTTCTGGATGGGTGTGGATAAGTTTTATATGTACGATGGCAGTGTAAAAACAATGCGCTGTGATCTCAGGCAATTTGTTTTCAGTGACCTAAACATGGCGCAATCTGATCAAATATTTGCCGTTACTAACGAAGGATTTAACGAGGTGTGGTGGTTTTACTGCTCCGCCGGTTCAATGGCTGTTGATCAGTATGTGGTCTACAACTACCTAGAGGACATTTGGTACTACGGCACCATGGCCCGCACAGCGGGCCTTGATTCTGGGATAGGACAATTCCCAATTGCTGCAACGTACAGTAACAATATTGTGGAGCACGAAAACGGCCTGAATGATCAAGAAACGGCTACGGCTACGGCTATCAATGCATACATTACATCCTCTCAGTTTGACATTGGAGATGGCCATAACTTTGCATTTGTCTATCGCATGTTGCCGGATCTAACCTTCCGTGGTTCAACCTCTAACAGCCCTGTGGCAACGATGTACTTGTTTGGGTTAAAAAATTCAGGTTCTGGGTATAACAATCCCGCTTCTGTTGGGGGCAGCAACAATGCCAACATTACGGGCACTGCGATGATTCCAGTAGAGGAGTTCACGGGTCAGGTGTATACCCGCATACGTGGTCGTCAGATGGCAGTAAAAATTGAATCAGATCAGTTAAACATGACATGGCAACTTGGGTCACCACGTATTGACATCAGGCAAGACGGGAGACGTTGATGGCAGAATTAAATGTTGCACCCCCTAATTTGCCTGTGGCCCCTAAAGAGTACAACAGTACTTATCAAGAACAGCTGAACAACGTTTTACGTTTGTTTTTTTCTCGGCTAAACACCCCCGGCTCTGTTGGCGCGTCTACTTTAAATTTAAATCTAACAACGCTACCGACGGAGGCAGATTTACCTAATCTTCGATTGGGCGATGTTTATAGAGACACACAAGATGGCGTGCAGGTAAACAGTCAAATGCTTCGCATAAAGACCTCCCCGTGATACGATTAGAAAACCTTTACGGTACAAGGAAATAACATGGCAACGATGAACCCCGAAGGCATTATGGCGCTCCCCGCAGGAGGCGCACCTGCTGGTACAGGCGCACCTGAGCAACCTCAGTTGACGCTTAATGATTCGTATGATGCGGTCCAAGAGGGCTTGCAAAATGCCAGTCCTGATGCACATGCAGCGGTCAATGCTGAGTTGTCAGGCATCATTCCTCAGTTGGATTCTTTGTCCGATGAGGAACTGGATGAGCTGTTCCAAATTATTCAGTATTTGTATGACAACCCTGATAAGTACGCCCAGACCTTAGCGCAACTAATTGCGGACGGATCAATTGAAGCAGGGGACTTGCCCGAAGAGCATGACCCAGAATTCTTGGCCACGTTTGGCATGATCTTGATGCAGGCTAAGAAGTCTCGTCAAGCCTCTCAGCAGTCAGCCCCTATTCAACAGCCGCCTGTTCCCCCTATGGGTATGGCACGGGGCGGTATTGCTGAAGCTGCACGGATGGTTGCCTCGCAAGGTCGGGGCACAGACACCGTATTGGCTCACATCAATCCACAGGAAGCTGCTTTGCTGCGCAAGCGCGGCGGCATGGGCGTGATTAATCCAGAAACTGGATTGCCTGAATATAAAAAATTATTCAAAAAGCTTGGGTCCGCAATCAAAGGCGTAGTTAAAACAGTTACCACTGCCGTTAAAAAAGTCGTTGCAAGTCCCATCGGCAAGGTTTTGGCAACGGTTGCTATTGCAACATTTGCAGCACCTCTTCTTGCAACGCTGGCTCCCACAGCACTTGCTGCTGGCACGGTTGCGGGATCAGCCGCTACGATGGCCGTGGCTTCTGGCGCAGTAACTGCGCTGGGTGGCGGCAGCCTCAAAGATGTAGTGAAAAGCGCAATTGTTGGCGGCGCAACGGCCTTCTTTGGTGCTCCCGGCGGAGCTGTTTCCAACTTTGTAGGCGGCGCTGTAACCAACGCTGCTGCCAACGCTGCGATCACTTCAGGCATTGTGGGAACGGGCATCGGTTTGTTGTCCGGCCAGAAACTTCAAGATGCTGTGAAGAGCGGTCTGACAGCCGGTGCTGTTTCTGGTTTGACCACTGGATTTAGCAAGGGATTTAGTTCTCAGATCGAGCCACCTAAGGTTGGTGGATCTTTAATTGATGCGCAAGCGGCCGAGGGGCAGGTAAAACCAATTGAAGCACCTACAGTTCAGGATCAAATCGCCCTAACTAATCCCGATGGTTCGCCAAGGATAGAGTTCACCAACGGTCGTCCTAACTATGTGCTTAAGAATCCGGATGGCAGCATTGCATTTAAGCCCGTCCCGTTTAATGAACGAGCTTATTCGGATAGTGGGACAGTCAGTGCCCAGCCTGCCGACGCTTCGGGGGCCTCTTCTTACACTGGTAGAACAAGTGGTCCTGCCTATGACACTGGATTTGGTCCCGGCCCCAGTGATGCAGGCGGTTCCCCTGCATCAGCAACAGTCGGTGGCCGGTTTGACGGCGTGGCCCCTGTAGAGCCTCTTCCTCCTCCCGTGGCCGGACCGTACAAGCCTCCAACTCTTATGGGTTCGCTTAAGGAGATGGGCGGCGGCATATCAGACATTGCTCAAGGTGACTTTGAAAAAGGCTTTGGTCAGCTAGGAACGGGCGCTAAAAACTTGTTCTTGCCGTCCACTCCTTCCCCCTCTGACGTGATAGGCTCTCAAGAGTACAAGGACCTGATCGCACAGGGCATCAGCCCCGACAAGGCATTGGACATAGCAAGCAAGTCAATGTCCCCCGGCATGTTGCGCACCTATGGCCCTGCCGTAGCAGCGGGCCTTGGCGTAATGGGATTGGCCGGAGGTTTTGATCAGAAACAACCAGAACCTACCGCTTTGCAAAAAGATATGG